ATCAGGTATAAGGTTCGGGGGAAGCGGTTCAGTGGTGATATGAACACGGCCCTTGGAAACTGCCTGATTATGTGTGCTATGATCCACGCGTACGGACAGGACAGGGGAGTGAAAATTGAACTCGTGAATAATGGGGATGATTGTGTGGTATTCATGGAGGCCGGCGACCTGAAGAAATTCGGGCGTGGTCTTGATGATTGGTTTGATGACATGGGATTTGTCATGACCAAGGAACCACCGGTGTATGACCTACATGAGATAGAATTTTGCCAATGCAAGCCAGTGGTGGGCCTTAATGGGCTTATTATGTGCCGCAATTTTGAGAAGGCACGAGAAAAGGACACCATGTGCTTGTTTGACATCTCAACGCCATCCGCGGCCAGGAAGTGGCTAGGCGCGGTTGGTGAATGCGGGCTCAGCTTGACGTAGGCATTCCAGTATTTCAGGAAATGTACAAGGCGTACATCCGTCATGGCGAAAAGAGCGACATCAAGGCGAGCGTAGGATGGGAGTGTGGCATGACACACATGGCCAAGGGTTTGCATCCCAAGGAGGGGCCGGTGTCAGACGAAGCCCGCTACAGCTTCTACGTCGCTTTCGGGGTGACCCCTGATGAGCAGGAAGCACTCGAGGAGTACTACCGGAGCTGGACTTTCGGTGCTGGGATAGAGCACAGGGAGGTCGGAACGGTTTTTACTGCTCCCTTCTAGCCTGTAAATGACAAATTGTGGTGATTTGTTACAATGGTGAAAAATAATAAAAATAAAATGCAAGTGGTTTCTAAGCGACTACGCAAGAAGAAGTCTCAGCAGAAGCAAGTAATTGGGGCAACAGGACGATTTGGGATCCCTACGCGGTATCCAGCACCGTTGGGGGATGTTGTGCCTGTCACACTGAAGGCTTCCGCCACGCTGGCAGCTGATGGAGCGGGTTTTAGCACTGGAATGGTAGTTTATGGTAAGGGTATAACAGGTGCTGGCTACATCTTCCTCGACGATCTTATCCCGGGATTTGGAGCTTTGTGTAATGTCTATTCCAGGTTCCTTATTAAGCAGGCACGTGTGGAGGTTCGAACCATAACCGCTACTCTTAGTGGTGGGTTCGTGGCCACTAACTATGAGCCAACTGATTCCAATAGGGCCAATCCACCGTCGAGCCTTGCTGATGTGTCCAATGCTGTTCATTACGGCATGGGAACAGCCGGTGCTCCAGGAGCTATATCATTTACGCCTTCCGATTATTTCAATGATTGGAAGCAATGTGTGAATGATTCAGCTACCAATGACCCATATTCCACTCAGATGGGTGTGACGC